GGCTTTCCTGGTGGTAGAATTATACATATAGTAGGTGAAAGTTCAGCTTGCAAATCAGTATTATGTCAAACTGTTCTTGGATATAATCAAAGAGTTTTAAAAGGCAAATCTATTTATGAAGATTCAGAAATGACTCTTGATTTTGATAGGGCAAGAAAATTATTTGGTCTTGATGTATCAATGAGTCCGAAAAAGAAAACTAAAAATTGGAAATACAATAATCCGAACACTCTTGAAGAACTCTTTGATACAGAAGTTGAAAAGGAATTAAAAACAATAACAAAACAAGAAAGAAAATACTCAACTGTTATGGCTGTTGATTCCATTACAGCTTTGCCTTCCATTACTGAAATGAAAAACAAATTGGAAGATAAAAGTTATGGCACTATAAGGGCGAAAAAATTGTCTGAAGCTTGTAGAAAGTATGGTAAAAGATTTGCTTTGAATGATTTTACTTTTATAGCGGTTGACCATCAGAAAATTAATATTAGTGCGGGAGCGTTTGAAAGTTCAGTTGCTTGGAGCGGTGGTTTGGCTTTGAATTTTCATGCCACTGTAAGAATTCTATTATCTTCTGGGAAAAAAATAAAAAATGAATATGACAAAGTGATAGGTGAAAGATTTTATTTTTATGTAGATAAAAACAAAATAGCGCCTCCCTTCAAAAGTGGGGAATTTCGTTTATTATTTGATTATGGTATTGATAACATAGGAACAAATCTTGAATTTTATAATAATTATGTTAGAGCAAAAAATAAAAAGAAAATAACAAAAAGCAGGGCTGAAGGTATTATTTATAATAAGAAGAAATATAAAAATTTGGATGAAGCTATAAGAAATATTGAAGAAAATAATCTTGAAAAAGAGCTTGAGGAAAAGATTTGGAAGATATGGCAAAAAATCTATACGCCAATTGAAAGGAAGGAAAGGGTTTGGTGATATGATTCATCATAATAATTTTGAAATAATATCCGCAATGACAGAAAAGAAAAAAGATAAGGCTGTTTGTTTATTAGGTATAAGACTTTCAGAAAAGACAGCTCTTATTAATATTTTGGAATCAGGAAAGATTTATAATGGAAATATTATTTTTACTGAAAAAGCTATATTAAACTTTACAAGGCAAATAAATAAACTTTTGACTTCAGAAATAACATTGAAAAAAGTGAACGAGTTTGTTGATAGAGAAATTGAAACAATAACTGTTGAAAAGGAAAGTAATTAATTATGGAAAAGAGGTTATTATGTTTAAAAATCTTGCAAAAATTTTTACAAATGAATTGAATATTCTTTTTATTATTTTTGTTTTGTTTTTTATTATGATAGATTGTGGGAAAAAACCTACTGCTCCGGTTCCAATAAATCAGCCGCCTGAAATAATTAAAATTATTTATCCGGAGACTGTGGGGGTTGGGGAAACTTGTAGCATTACATTAATAGTAAATGACCCAGAAGATGATAGTATGTTTTATTTTATATCATCACCAAACGGAAGTTTTCAAACTACAAATATGGAAAATACTGTTCAATGGACTGCCCCTAATTATGTTGGTGTATTTGCTATCAACTGTTATTTAACTGATGGTAATAATTCTGTAGAAGAAATAATATATATTCAAGTGATATAGTATAGCGAAAAAAATTAATGAAAATAAAAAACGCTTTTATAATTGGAATTGATTTAAGTTTGAGGCATTTCGGTCTTGTTAATATGGATTATAAAAAAGGAAATATAATATCTTGGAAGTTTCTTTCTGATAAAAAAAAGTATTTGAATATGAGAAAAGAAATAAGTGAACATGCTTTATATTTTCCTCCATTGAAAAAAAGCGATAGAAATAAGGGAATAACAAAAGAAATTTATCATTATTATCGAATGAAAAAAATAATTGAATTAATTAGAACAGAAATATTTAAATATAAAGTAAGCGAACGTGTGAATGATGAGGTATATATAGCAATTGAAGGTTATTCATATGGTAGTGTTTCATCTTCAATTTTGCAAATAGCTGAGCAGACAGGCAGTTTGATTAATGATTTAGTTTCTTGGGGTTTTAAAATAAGAGTAATAGAGCCGACAACGTTGCAAATTTGGATAAAGAAGGGGTTTATTTCAAAAAAATATCGCGTTCAAAAAGCAATAAAAAAAGGTTTTGATATATCAAAAGAACTAATTGATAAAGGAATGAAAGATTATGGTGGACCCGCTACTGATTTAGCAGATGCATATTGGTTGGCACATTTATTGAGAACAGAATTGAGATTGCGTGAAGGAAAAATAAAATTGGAAAAGTTGCCAGAAAACAGAATAAAAGTAATGAATCGAGTAACTAAAAATCAAGAAGTGAATTTGCTTAATCGAGAATTCATAGATTTTAGTTTTGAAACTAATAAGAGGTTATTTGGAAAGGAAAAAGATAATGGATGATTTTATATATGTTGAAGTTAATGGTATTGGCAGGGTGAAAGTTGAAACTTGTAAATGTGGTAAGGTAGGTGTTTATTTTCGACACGATTCCGAAACTGGTGATATAATCGAATGCCGATGTGGCCATTGTGGTAATAAAAATTTGAAATTTGAATATGCTGGTAAGAATAGAAAAAGAAAGAAAGGGGAATGAAATGTTTATTGTGTTATCAACGCCGTGTCCAATTTGTGGTTGCGTAGATTGGCGAAAGCAATGGCATATTGTAAATGATTTGATTATTTATAAATGTTTTAAATGTGGACATGAAGTGTCTGTTGATGAGAAAGCGGTGATTTATTCGGGATAGTAAATTATGAAGAAATACACAAAAAAAGCTGGAAAGAAATGTAGGATAGAAGGTTGTAATTATTACAGCTATGTTCCTTATTTTTCACATCCGGCAGCCAAAGAAGAATTGTGTTTTAAACATTGGTTGGAGTTTGGAAAGAAAACCTATTCGGATGTGGGTAGAATTGGAAATATAAAAAAATTAAAAAATCATGATAAATAAAATTATTTTAAAGAACGTTCAAGCACATAAAATTTCAAAATATCAATTCAGTTCTGGGATAAATTTTATTATAGGAGAATCAGATAAAGGAAAAACGTCTTTATTTAGGGCAATACGTTGGATAATAAAGAATAGACCTCTTGGTGATTCTATAATAAGAAAGGGAAAGAAAAAAGCTAAAGCGAAAATTATTACAGATAGAGGAAAAATAACAAAAATAAAAGATAGGCAAAGAAATGATTATGATATTAACGGTAATTTGTATAAGGCGTTAAAAGGAAATGTCCCAGAAGAAGTGAAAAATGTTTTAGATTTGGACGAAATAAATATACAAGACCAATTAAAATCTTTTTTCTTAATTTTAGATACGCCTGGCAAGATAGCAGAATATATAAATAGGTTGACTGATTTAGAGAACGTGGGTAAAATTGTTAGTTTGCTAAATAGAAGAAAGAGACAAGCTGAAAGAAAAGAAAAAGAAAATATTGAACATATATCAGAGTTGAAAGAACAGTTAAAATCATTTGATTATTTGGATAATTATAAAAAACTTTTGAAAAACTATGAAAAATACAAAGAAAAGTTAGATGAATTAGAAAATAATATTGATAAACTAAATGTGTGTATTCAGAATATTAAACATTTTGAAAAAGAAAAAAAGGAAATAAAAATACCGAAAGAAATGGGAAAGATAATTAACGATTTGAAAATATCTGTTGAAAAATATAATAAACTGTATAATGATGTAGATAAATTAGGAAAAGTAATAACACACATAAAAAAATTGGAATTGAAAAAAGAAGAAACTGAAAGAATTAAAAATAACTTGGAAACAACGTTAAAATCATTGAGAAAGGCTTTGACTTTTTGTCCGACTTGCGAAAGAAAATTGACAAAGGAAGCAAAGATAAATTTATTAGAAAAAATAAATAATTAACTATGAAACTATTTTTATTATCAGACACACATTTAAGACAAAACAACCCAGAGAACAGGAAAGATGATTTTTTTGAGACACAAAAATTCAAGTTTGAATGGTGTCTGAAAAAATATAAAGAGGAAAATTGTGATTTATTTTTGCAGGCAGGTGATTTTTTTGATTCACAAAATCCATCCTTTTTAGTTTTATCTACTTATTTGAAATTACTATCTAAATATAAAATTAAAATCAATCTTGTATTAGGACAACATGATTATTATTATAGAAGCAAAAAGAAAATAAAAAAGACAGGTGTAGGTATATTCAGGTCTGCCGGGGCTGTTAGAATATTGGGAAAGAAACCTTTTAAATATTTTAAAGAGGGGGATAAAAAAGTTGTTCATTTATACGGAGCTTCTTTTGGCGAAAAGATACCTATTCCTAAAAAAGAAAAAGGATTTAAAGTATTGGTTGTTCACAAAATGATTAGCCCTGAAGCTATATATCCAGGTCAAGATTTTATTCATCCAAGAGTTTTTGGACAGAAATATTCGGATTATGATTTGATTTTATGTGGTGATTATCACAGACCCTTTTCTGATGTTTATGGAAAGGATAAATTCATTTTCAATACAGGAGTAATGGTGAGAAAGAAAATTGATGAAGCTGATATAAAACCTTTTTGTATTGTATTTGACACAGAAGAAATGGATAGTGAATTATTTTGGATACCCTTTAAACCGTCTGAAGAAGTATTTGAAGAGGTTATAGAAAGAATTGATACTAAAGATAAAGAAGAACTTGAAAAGTTTTTGAAATATTTATCCCAAAAAGAAACGAATAAAAGAAAAGTTTCTTTTCAAGAAAACTTGCTGAAATGGTATGAAAAAAATAATACAAATAAAAAAATAATAAACGTAATAGCTGAAGCACAGGAAGAAATAAAATGATTAAAGTACTATATTAATGAAGTATAAATATAATAAAAAAGAGGAGAAATAAAATGATAAAAGAGATGTATTGTTGGGAGGTTGTTTTTAATAACGAAACAGATGAACGAATTAAACATTTTATAACGGAAAAAGAGACTGTTAATTTGGTAGAAAGCGAGATTTTAAATTTAAATGAATGGAAGCATGATGCTTTTTTTAGTCGTTGTTTTATAAATCGAATGACAAATTTATTTTCTGTTAATATTGAAGAAAATGAAATAAAAACAGATAATATTTTTCATTGCTGGAAAGTTGTTTTTCATAATACCATACCAAAGGAATATTCAGTTCCTAATTTTACTGTTCGTGTTGTTACAACAAAAAATAGATTATATGCAGAAGTAGAAAAGATAGCTAATATTTGTTTAAAAGAATTTTTTGCTGATGCACCTCTGCGAGTTGAAAAGTTTTTTATATATTCATTGGAATACCTATTTGAAGTCTATTTATTGGAGGAGATAAAATGATAAAAGAAATGCATTGTTGGGAAGTGGTTATTGTTGACGATTTGCCCGTGTCTGAATATGTTTCTACGTTTCAAATGACTTTTTATATAAGCACGGAAACAAAATTGGTTAGTGAGGCGGAAAAGATGGCTCGTTATTGGTTGGAAGAAAGGGAACAATTAAAAAGATGTTATATATCAAAAGTAAGATATTTATATAAAATATATATGTTGGATTATATAGAAATGGCAAGGAAAGAAGAAAAATTACCGTTTCCAAAAAGAGAATGTATGGATTACGAACCTATAAAAAAAAGATAAAGGATGATTTTAGTAAAAAAGATAAAAATAAAGATTAATCAGGAATGTAAAAATTATTTAGAGTTTGCGTCTGAACGATGTAGATTAATTTATAATTTTGCATTAAAAGAAAAAATAGATTTTTACGAGAAAAACAAAAAGCAATTATCTATATATGAACAGAAAAGTCAATTACCATCTATTAAAAAGGAATATCCGGAATATAACAAAGTTTACAATAAATGTTTATCAGCCATGTATTTTCGACTTGATAAGGCATTTAAACGGTTTTTTAATAATGGTAAAGGTTTTCCTAAATATAAGAGAAAAAAAGAATTTATTTCCCAGGAATACCCCGGAATGTATATTAAAAAAATAGATGATTATAGATTTATTCTTCCTACAGGTAGAGGATATAACAATTTTACAGTAAGAACTTCTGAACCTATACCTGATGATTATCGTACTGTTACTATAATTAAACAGAAAAATAACTATTTTGTTTGTTTTGCTATTGAGGTTGATGAAAAATTAATTATAAATAATGATGACATAATAGGGATTGATTTAGGTGTCAAGACTCTAGCTGTCGGTTATTCATCCAGAAATGAATTAATTAGAATTGATAAGTTTTCCCATTATACGAAACACATTGACAAATTAAGAAGTAAACGAGATAAATGCATTAAATTTTCAAGGAGGTGGTTTAAACAGAATAGAATTTTTCATAGACAAATAACTCGTTATTTAAACAGAATTAACGACTATTATCACAAAGCTTCTTATTGGTTAACTAATATTCGCCCTGAATCAACTATTGTAGTTGGTAGATTAAATTTAAATGGAATGATAAAGGAAAAACAGCCTTGGTTTAATCGAATTATTCAGAACGAATGGAGAATAGGAAGATTTGTAGAATTTCTGAATTATAAATCTAAGTTGTATGGAAAAAATTTAATTAAGATTAACGAAGCTTACACATCTAAAACTTGTTCTCGATGCGGAAAAACCCATAACATGCCGCTCAATAAAAGAACAATGAGCTGTGACTGTGGTTTGAAACTGGATAGGGATATTAATTCAGCAATTAACATTTTTAAAAAATATTGCACGGCCAGTGCTCTGGATGAGAAATTATCCAGCATGCCCATTTCGGTGGGTAATCTATTAACAGACATTTATGTCTACAATTAGAAAGGCAGAACCAAAAATAAGCATACCAAAAGAAGAAGAATAAAATGGATGATAATATGAAAAGCATATTAGATAAAGTCAAGGACGCACAGGAACAGTTGAAAGAGATTGAGCTTGCGAATGCTGAAATTGGTGGAAAATTATCATCAGCATATAAAACACTTAAAGATGATTTCCTCGTCAAAGGATTAAAAGAAGCTGAAAAGTTAATGAGTGAAATGAATAAAAAAAGAAAAGAACTTGAAGAAAAAATATCAGAATTGGAAATTAAATTAGATAAATTTTTGGAATAAAAATGGACATATTCTTTCCCATAATTATTATTGTAATTATAGTTTTAATTTTTATTTGTGGTTATTTTATTGGAGCTATTAGTTCGTTAACAAGTTTAAAAAAGAAAATAGGTAAATTAATAGGAAAAAATAATTATGTATGACAAAAGTATTCGTCTTCGGGCAAAGAAAAATTTTATTTTATTTGATAGCGTAGAAATATATATCTTTAGTACCAATTTTGAGAAAGGTCAAAAAACTGTTTGCGAAGATATTGTAATGAAAAAAATAACAGAAGAAGATATGGGTATAGAAATCGAACCTAGTTTAAAATTATCACCTGACAATGCCCAAATTCTTATGGATGATTTATGGGATTGTGGCATTAGGCCTACTGAAGGAGCTGGTACGGCAGGAGCAATGAAAAAAATTGAAGATCATCTAAAGGATTTAAGAATAATTCTTTTTCATAAATTAGGAATAAATAAATAAAGGAGCTTTTTAAGATGAAAAACACAAAATTTTTTCCGCCTACCAATAATGAAAATTTAGCAAGGTTAAAAAAGTTTGTTTCGATAGCTGAAAAAGTAGTTGATAAAAAAGCATCTTTACCATTTCTTTTGCAGGTATGTGTAAAAAATGGAAATATATTAGCGACTGATTTAGAAACAATTCTTGTAATGAAAATAGACGATGAAAGAAATTATACTGCTCCGTTAAAAGTATTGGAAAAAATTATAAAAACAAAACCAAAAGAGATTGAAATTAAATTAGAAGAGACGCAACCAAGAGTAAAGATAATATTTGATGGTAAAAGTGTTTCTTTTCCTTATATGGATACTGAAGAATATCCAGAAGAACCAATAGATGAATTCAGACAAGTAGGTTTGTGGTCAAAAGACATTTTTCTAAAATTATATATGCAACTTTCTTTCGTTTCTAATGAGAGAATAAAGAATAGTTTGACAGGCGTTTGTATTGAACAAGAAGAAAAATTATCAAGTTGTGGTACAGATGGACATGCGTTAAGGTATATAAAAAATCTTGATATTGAAAACAATTGTGAATTATTAATGAAAGATTTTAATATTATTTTATCAAGAAAAATAATTGAAATATTGACAAGAATTGACTTTGATTTTGCAGGGGTTTTCAAAGGTGAAAGGTATATAAAATTTGAATTGTCTGATGATATTATTTTATATTCAAGACCGATTGAGGGGATGTATCCTGATTTCAGGAAAGTTATCCCAACCGAGCAGAAAAATAAAATTATTTTTGATAGAAAAGAAATGTTGAATGCTTTAAAACAAGCAAAGCCTTTTGTGAGTAAAACAACAGAAGCAATCAAATTGATTATTAAAGGAAAAGAAATAACAATTGTAGCTTTAGATGTTGAGGAAGATATTGGGTTTGAAATTTCTTTTTTGTGTGAAGAACATAGGGGGGTAGATTTGACAATAGGTTTTGCTTTGTCTTATTTAGTAAGGGGTTTGAACGCTATTAAAGGAAATACAGTCATTTGGAAATATAAAGATAATATTAGTCAGCAATTATTTTTTGATTCTAATGATGTTGAAGAAAATGAAGTTAACCTTGTAATGCCAAGAAAATTAAGTAATTAATACAACACTTTCCTGCTATGAACAAATACAGAAAGCATTATACAGAGCAAAGAGCTGTCAAAAGGCAATTATTGTCTGAACTCAAGAAAGAGAAACAGCGAAAAACTGAAAACAGGAGGATGGCAAAGACGTATTCGGAGGCAAGGGATTTGGTGAACAATGTTATGATAGCAACTCAAAGGCAAGTGGGAGCCTATTTTGAGGATGTAATAACATTAGCCCTTGCCTCTGTTTATGGGAAAGAGTATTCTTTTAAACTTGATTATAAAATGAAAAGAAACCAAACTGAAGCAGAGCCTTTGATTAACAAGGGTGGTAAGATTTTAACACCTTATTACGAGTGTGGGGAGGGATTATTAAACATTATTTCTTTTGCTTGGCGAGTGGCAAGTTGGTTCATAAAAGAACCGAGAACTGATTCTGTATTTCTACTTGATGAACCTGGCAAAGGTATATCAAAAGGTTTGTTAAGTTCTTTTGGTGAAATGATAAGAAAAGTTTCTGATATGTTTAAAATACAAATGATAATAATAACACACGAAACGGAATTAGAAGAATTTGGGGATAAGTGTTTTAAAGTATGGCAAAATAAAAATGGAATTAGTTATGTCAAAGAAATCAAAGTTTGAGAATAGTGAAGAAGGGTTTTATAATTGGTTATATGGTGAAAATACAGATGTCTATTTATCGAAATGGCAAAGAGAATATATCAATGCTTACTTCAAGAAGGAAGATATAAGGATGTCTGCAATATTAAAAAGACCATTAACTTCTGGTAAAAGTTTTATTCTTGATTTAATAAAAAGATTTGAAGAAAGGAAGGATTGATGGTAAAATAAGAAAGATACTTTTAAAAAATGATAATTAGATATGATTATAGAGATGCTTGTAGGTGCAAAAAGAAAAGGATTATTGCCTTGGACAGAGTTAATAGATATAAGAGTAAAAAAGAAAAGATGGGGTCAAAAGTCTTGGCATATTTGCACACAGATAGATGAATATATAGAATGGTTCAATAAAAAATATGAAACAGGACAAAGGAAAGTATATGCCATAAACTTTTATCCTGATATGGAAACAGATATAAAAAGTAAACATAATTGGAAAAGGAAAGGTAAAGGATTTAGAAAAGGATATTACTATTATGTATGTAAAAATTGCGGATTGATATGGACTACTAAAAAGAAAAATCCCAAATTTCCAATGACGGAATGTTTTCCAGAAAGAACCTGTTCGAGATGTAATAGAGTATTCAAGACAAAAAGAATGCTTGAAATACATAATCTAAAAATACATAAGGAAAAACTATGAACGAGAATATAGTAAATGCTGATGGAAACTTACCTTCTTCAGCTTTCTTTTTCAAAAAGAATTTGAATAAAAAAGATTTGACAATTATATATTTGGAATGGGAAAATCGAGCGCCGATAAAAGATAAATATTCAGGAAGAGTAAAAAACTTTGTGAAAAAATCTTATCAGACCGCTGGCTTTCTGGTTGCAGAAAATTTTAAAGAATATATTATATCCCAAACTTACAATGCAATAGACGGTCTTTTCGGACAAACTTTGCGGATTAATAAAAATTATGTTTTGCAAAACACTGTAAAAAAATTTAAGATTTAAGGATTTGAAAAATGCCTTTACATATAGAAGCCAGACCGAAAAGTTTAAAAAGTTTTTATGGAAATTCGTCATTAAAAATAAGTTTGTTGATGTCAATTGGAAAATCAATAGAAAAACGGAATCACGCTTTTCTTTTTACAGGCGCCTCCGGCTGCGGGAAAACAACCCTCGCCCGTATTATGGCAAGAAAATTCGGTTGCAAGAAACGTTCTATTGTTGAGATTAACGCTTCTGATTTTACAGGCGTGGACGCAATGCGTAGCATAATAAGAGACCTTTCATTTATGCCCATTGGCAGTAAAGCAAAAGCGTATATTATAGATGAATGTCATATGTTATCAAATAGTAGCCAGAATGCTTTGTTGAAGGATTTAGAAGAGCCGCCAAATCACGTTTACTTTTTCCTTTGCAGTACCGACCCGCAAAAAATATTGAAAACAATAAAAAACAGATGTGCTATATATGAATTGAACAGGTTAAGGGGTCCTGATTTAACAGATTTAATTAATGATACTATAAAGAAATACAATTTGAATATAAAAAAAGAAGTCAAAAGTTTAATAATAGAAAATTGTGAAGGCGTGCCGAGAACGGCTTTAATTATGCTTGAAAAAGTTGATGGTATAAAAAAGACGCAAGAAGCTCTTGATATTATAATGGAGCAGACGGGTATTGAATATAATGTTATTGAACTTTGCAGGAAGCTGCTCGATGACAGTTGTTCTTTAAATCAATTATTGAATATTTATAAAGGGATTAAAAGTCCTGAACCAGAAAGGATAAGGCGTGCTATACTTGGTTATATGAAATCAGTTGTGTTGAATTCAAAGCAAGAAAATAAAACAAAAAAAGCTATTGAAATAGGTAGTTGTTTTATTGAAGATGTGTTTGCTTCTGGTGAATTTGGATTATTAAATATGTTATATGAGGCGAGTAAATAATTAGTTATGGAGGTATTATTATGAAAGTAATAAAAATAAGAAAAATAAGAGAAATGTTTGATTATGATCTTGAATGGTGTTGTGCTGAATTGAAAGAATTGTATAATAAGTGGCATTACATAGAAAATGATAATGGCAAGATTAAGTTTTTTATACATAGAGGGACTGGTTTTCCTGTTTATAGCAAGGAAATAAGTTTTTGTCCTTTTTGTAATGAAAAAATAGAAACAGTAAATAAATAATTACTATTTTTATGAAGGAATAATGAAAATGAATACAGAAACAATGTGGCAAGTTACTAATTCAAAAGAGCTTGAATTAAACAAAGAAAAGAATATTTACAAAAGCAACCCTTTAAACAATGAAAAGATAATTGATTTTTACATTAGAGGGGAAAGACGAGCAAGAGTGGTAATCATGGAAAAAAGAATACCAATAGGAGCAAGAATGTTTGCTGGTATATCGGTACGTTCTCCAAAAGATAGAGAAAACAGGAAAAGAGCATTATATATAGCAAGAGTAAGAGCTGTATTAGGTTATGTAATGTTAAAAGGAATGATAAAGGGGAGTGAAAAAAAAGAGTTTAAGAACATAACAGTTGTTTATCCAATAGTAAAATCAAAAGAAAGGGAAATGCTTGTATATGACGTATTGTCGTATTTGAACACTTTGCCCGCAAATTACAATTTAAGACATCAAAATTTATTTTTATTGCCTTCTGATACTATACGAGCTTGGCGTCCATTTAAAAAAGGAAAACCGAAAGAAGTAAAAAAAGGTGTTTTTGTGGCTTCCACTTCTATCTTTGAAAAAATGTTAAGGTTGAAGGAAAAAAATTTGAAAATATTGGACATAAAAAAAACTAAATCCATGAATCTTTCTGAAAATAATTTTGATGTGTTTATTGAAGGTGATGATTTGCCTTGTGAAAATAACAAGATAGAAAAATTACACGTAATTTATAGAACTGTACATGATAAACAAATACCAGATTATAAAATAATGAAAATTGAAAAAGTGAATAATTAATAGGAGACCTTTAAAATGAAAGTAAACAGAGAAAAATTGTTATCCGACATAAAACAAGTAAAAGGAATGGCAAGCACTGAAACCGAACTTGACCAGGTATTAACTAATCTTAAATTTGAAAAAGGTACTTTATGTGCTTTTAATAAAAGTGTGGGTATAACCATTCCTTGTAGCATTGAAGAAAGTTTTATAGTAAATGCAAAGAAATTTAGTTCGGTGGTAGAAGGATTGAAAACTGAAGAAATTGATTTATTGTTGGAAGATAACGTTTTAATGATAAAGTCAAAAAGCAGCAAGGTAAAGCTTTCTCTGAATTCAATTGATTCTTTTCCAAATATAAAAAGAGAATTCAAAGAAACAGAGGAAGTCCCATCTGATTTATTAGAAGGAATTAAGTTCTGTCTTATTAACGTGAAAAAGGGTATTGGTAGAATAGATTTAGAAGGTATAAGTTTTGATGATAATTTTCTTGTAAGCGGGGACGAGAATCGCGTGAGTGTTTTCAAACTGGATAAAAAAGTCTTCAATTGTCTTATAACTGAAGAATTAGCGAACCGTTTACTTGAAAATGAACTGCCTATTGGAATGATTATGCATAAAAATATTCTGTATTTTAATTATGAAAACGAAAAACAATTAATGGGTAATTTGGTGGGTGTTGATTTTCCGAAATGGAAAAATCTATTTGATATAAAAGAAACGAAAAAAGTAAGTGTGGAATTGAAAGATATTAAAAAAGCAAAGGAATCATTAAAGAGAATTTGCTCTTTTGCTTCTGCCAGTTACGATAACGAACCAATAGTATCTGTAATAGGGAAAGAAAACAAATTGTTCTTATCTTACAGAGATAGAAAAGATGAGATAAAAGAAACGATACTATGTAATAAATTGAAAGAAGAAATAGACTTTTCCACAAACGCCGTCCATCTTTTGCAAATTCTCGATTTTTGTGATATGTTCTATTTTATTGAAGAAAAGAACTGTTTATATTTTTATACGAAAGATAAGAAATATAGACATCTTATAGCTTTAGTAATAAAGGAAAAGAAGAAATAATGAAAACACTTTTTAGCAATTTACAAGAATTAGCTGATAAAGAAGATAAGGAAAAGTTGGAAGCAAGGTTTTTAACTAAAGAAGAAGAACAAAAGCAAAAGGAATTGCGAAAGATAAACGCAAAAGATTATTTAAACAGTGTTAATTTATTGAGAAAACAGTCCTTCTTTCAATTTTTATTTTTACAAATCAGTCTATTATTCTTTTCTTCAATAGGAGTAATATATAGCATAATTATTTTAAATTATTTGTCAATATTATTTTTTTCCTTTTCTTTATTTTCCGTTTTCATCAGTTTATATGAAAAAGGTTTGTTTTTTGAAAGTAAAGCTTTACAAGAAAGCATTACTTTTTATTCCTTTGTTAGATTAGAAGAAAAGAGAAAAAAAGCAACCGATACATATGATTATTTATGGCGGTTATTTTTAATATTATCTTTAATTTTTCTTATTTTTGGTGTTTTTAGTGGATTAATTTAGAATGAAATTACCAAAAAGAATACCCGAAAAAATCAGAAAAGATATGCAAAAAGATTTTCCAGAAATTATACTGGAAGATAACATAATAAAGAAAAAACGTTCTTTAAAAAGTTTACCTTGTATAAATTTTTCAGATTGCGGTAATTACAGGTATCCAGGATTAACTTCTTGTTTCAGTTGTTATGTAAAAGGTAAAGGTGAAAAAGTAAAATATTATGACCCGAAAAGATACTTGAGACAAAAATTGAAAGGTAGATCAACTACCATCAGCTAAAGCAGATGGCTTGTAAGTCATATTAAATACTGCCTACAATAGGCTGATTGATGGCAGCCCTTTGAATATTTAGACTGGCATTAAAGTCAGCATTTGCTTGAAAGGAACAATGATTACAATGAAAGTTTTGACCATTACGTATACCCTTTTTACCACAAGAAGAGCAGATTTGGCTGGTATAAGCGGGATTAATAAAAATGATAGGAATACCAGCTCGTTGTGCTTTATAAAGAATATATTGGCGAAGTTGAAAAAAAGCCCAACAATGAAAAATTCTTTTATAGTTTTTTCTATGTTTGGTGGTCTTTCTAATATTGGTCAAATCTTCCAGAGCAATACTCGAGTTGGATTGAACAGCAAATTTTACAATCTGTTTAGAAATTTGATGATTAATATATTTTTGAAACCGTTTCTCTCTGCCAGAAATTTTTTTCAAATGTCTTTTGGCAGATTTAGTGCCTTTACTTTGAAGCCTTCCCCTCAAAGATTGATAACGATTTCTAACAGATTGAACTTTATTGCCAGAAAAGTTTTTACCATTACTACAAGTTGCTATATTTTTAATACCCAAATCTATGCCGAGCACATTTTTAGTTTTTTTCATTGGTTCATTTGGGATTTCTATGACAATATTAAGATAAAATTTATTGTTTTGTTTAATAAGTTCACTATCACAAAACTTAATAGCTTTAAACAACATTTGTTTTTGGTATTTTCCAAGCATAAAAGGAATTTTTTGTCTACCAGAAATAGTAGAAATAGAAACAATTTCATTATCTTTGAAACTGAAGGTGCGATTAAAATTAAGAGGCAATATAGCTTTCTTAAAAATATGTTGTTTCTTTTTATTAGCTTTATAAGAAAAAGCAACTTTATCTTTAATTGCACAGCATATTTGAGAAGACAATTTAAATTTAGATTTGATTTTGTAATAGACAAGATGATGAAGTGCTACACGATTGAAGCACTTGTTATCCCAAGAGATTTTAGAAACATAATTAAGTGCTATAAGACATTTAGACAAAGTCTTATTCAATATCTTAATTTGTTTCTTGTCTGGATTGAGTTTGCATTTAATTGTTATTTTCATATATGTAAAGATAATGCTTTTGTTTTTAAAAAACAACTATTATTTTAATTATTATAACAATGAAAAAAATTAAACAGGTTTGGAAAGAATTATTATTGAATTATTATACATGGAGAATGAAATGAGAAAACGTTTCGATTGGAAAAACAATCCAGAGATAGTGAAATATTGTATTGAGTTAAGAAATGAACTTTTTAGTTATGCAGAAATAAGCAATAAAGTAGCGGAACGATTTAAGTGTGTTATTTCTGAAGAAAATATTAGGGGTAAATTAAGAAAGGAAAGAAAAAAAGGAAAAATAATTTATACCCAATCTGAAAGAAACCATCAAAGTCAAAGACAAAGAACACCTGAACATTTACTTGAATCGGAATTAGAACAATGGAAAAGAAGGTATAGAAAATTATCTGCTCAAGTTGAGAATACAGCCAATTATTTCATTTCATTAATAGGGGATTTGAAATTTAGAGAAGTTCCTGTTTTGGTAAGGTCTTCAACGAAAATGAAAACACAACAGGAATTTCATGGGATGATTTCAGACTGGCATTATGGCTTGAAAGTTAAGCCAGATGCCACTATGGGGTTGGGTTCGTTTAATCAGGACATAGCAAGAAAAAGGTTAGCTTTATTAGCAGAAAGAATAATACATTTCAAATATGAGGATAAAAAGAATCACGGACTTGATAAATTAGTTTTATTTAATCTTGGTGATATGGGAGAAGGTTTCGCTTTACGTCCAGGAATGGCGTATTTTCTTGACAGAACAGTAGTTGAGCAGTTAATTGATTTGGTGGATATTAAAAGACATTTCATTCAAACGTTAGCACCTCATTTTACCTTAATAGAGGAGTTTTGTGTTGAAGGGAATCACGGAAGATTAACACAAAGAACAGGAGAAATGCCACCAACAAATAACTTTGATTATATGCTTAATCGTATAGTTCAAAAATTAATGGCAAAACAGAAAAATTATGTTTCTTATGTAAGTGAATCCCCAAGAATGTTAATCAAATGTGGAAATTATAATTTTTGTTTATCTCATGGTGAACAGGTAAGGTCTTGGATGGGTACGCCTTATTATGGGGTTGAAAGAGACTTTTGGAAAATAACAACCATGACAGGCGTCAGAATAGATTATGGACTTTACGGTCATTTTCATATTCAATCCAATCTTGGTGATATGAAATTGATAAACGGAAATTTAGTTGGTGGAACAGAATATACAATAAGTCAATTAAGTGTAACATCTATCCCAAGCCAAAAAATCTGGTATTTTCATCCAGAGCATGGCATTAACAGAGAAATAAATGTAAGACTTGATGAAAGGAAAATTTTAGAACCCGATGAGAAGGGTATTTTTACGCCTTATACAATGGAAAAGAACATTGAAAAAAATTAAACAGGTTTGGAAAGAATTATTATTGAATTATTATACCTGGAAAGTGGATAGTATAACAGATAAGTTATATAAAGAAATTAATCGTAAAAATAAACATTCAAGAAAAACTTTGTATAAATTATCTATTTTTGGATATAAAAGAGATATTTTGAGGAAAGAATTAGGATGCCGAGAAAACCCAATTACAAAAGAAAAGCAAAACAATTAATCAAAAGCAAGTTACCCCCTTTATTACCAGAATGGAAATGTAATGTGGTTTTGGTAAAAGAAGTAAAGGATACTTGGGGAGAATGTGATTTTAATAATAAAATTATTACTATATTTATTCCTGAAAACGGCACTTTTCTTTTTAAAGATAAATGGGGCAGGGTTTTTAATTTTGAGGGCGGGTTTTCATTAATTTATTGCCACGAATGGTTCCATTCTTTATATGAAAGAAGAGAATTTCAATATGCTTTTGAAAAGACAGCTGAAAAATTTGCTATGGCTTGGTGCAAAGCTAACGATATTATATTTTAAAAATAATTAATTACATGAAAAAGAAAATTGATTGTAAAGAGTGTGTTCGGACGTGCTGTGATGGTATTAGATTGGAAAAAAAGATAAAAGGAGAAATAGACCCAAAAGAAGTTCCAGTTGGAGGTTGGATATATACACATGGAATAACATTTGTAAAAAAGAAAAATGGATTATTCAAATGCAGAGCTTTTGATTCAAGAAAAAGACTATGCCGCATATGGAATTATAGACCACCTATTTGCAGGGAATTTTTTTGCAAATATAGTAATAAGAAAAAAAGAAAAAGAATATTAAATAAGAAAGTAGTAGATAATATATTTGATATATATTTTGAAATTAGTAGTGAAAACCCCATAAAAGATTTAAAAAAGAAAAAATAATTATAATGACTACAAAAATATTGACTTGGTTAAAATGCAAATGCGGTTGTGATGAATGGATATTTGAAATTGAAATAAATAATGTAACGCAATACAGGTGTAGTGAGTGCAAAAAAATAGTGAAAGTTGAACAAATAGAAATTGGAAAATAAAATGAATAAGAAGCCAAAGTTTGTTAAGGACCCAGCTAAATTTTTGATAGAAACGGGATTATTATTTGAAATAAATAGGACTATTTTACACCCTCTTGGATTGTCTCTTGCTTTCCATATTGAAAATGATATGCACATGAACAAAAAACTTGTAAATTCAGGGAAAGAAGAAGTGCGTTGTTCTTTGTTGGATTTTAGAAATGATGAAGAAGGTGTAGTTTTTACAATGGAGCAGATGGTTGGAGAGAGTCGTATGATAGATAAATTTATGAAAAGATATGGAAATGAAAAACATAAAAAGAGGAAAGAAAAGTTAGGATTTATTATACAGGCTTTCGATAATACAGAAGATTATAATAAAAAGGTAAGAAAAGAGGAAAAATTGTGAAAAACGGAATAAGAGAAATAAAAATTCTTTCAGTGTTAAGAGAATTTCATGGCACATTTATTTTTGAAGGTAATAAATATACAGTTCTTTTTACTATAAATGCTTTCCCCAATAGTATTAATAAGGAAGATAAATATGAAATTAAAATACAACAGATACATATTTCTGGTATAATTCCAATGTTAGAGGGTAATGTTAAAGATGTTTTGAAGGAGAAAATTACAAAAATGATAAATCAAAGAATATTATCCAAACAGTTGAAAATAAGATAATGTCGAAAAGATTGGGCATAATTGAAGAAATGCAAAAAGAAAAAGTTTGGAAACCGCAGACCGTTCAGAGCATAGAATCAGTAAAAGGATATGAATTTTTAAAACAAAGGAGTTATTATAAATTTCAAATAGTTTATAAAAAAAGAAATTATTGGGTCTATTGTTATGTGATAAGAAAAAGTCAGGAATATAGAATTGATAAAGTAATTATTACAAAAATTGTAAATATAAAAACAAAAAAGATTGTTTTTGAAAAGAAAACAAAACAGGGTGTCTCTCCTTTTAGTTCTAATGTTATTTATGAAAAGATGGATGAAATTTTGAAAGAACATTATAACATCGAATAAAATGAAATTTGTAACTGATACTAAATATTTTCAGGAATTTTTTAAGTATTATAAACGAGCGGAATTAAAAGTAGATTGGGACAAACCCAAATCAAAAAGAGGTGTTCATAAATATTTCACAAGTGAAGAATTTTTTAATAGACTTGAAAATTTAATCGAAAGAGTGAGACCAAGAAATGGAAAACCAAAAAGGAAAAATATATAAATTGAATAGGAAAAGTAAATGACATCAATACAACTATTGAATGGAAAATTAGTAAGTCCTTTTGAATTGAAAGAAGATGATTTTGAAATAGAAGATATAGCGCATTCATTAAGTCAAATTTGCAGGTTTGGTGGGCATACAAAAGTATTTTACTCGGTAGCACAGCATTCGGTAAACGTTTCCTATTTCTGTCCATCAAAATTTGAAATGTGGGGCTTATTACACGATTCAGCGGAGGCATTCTTTGGTATAGATATACCGGGACCGATAAAAAAAGTTACTTCATTTTTAGGTTTTCCTGCGTGGTTTAAAGAAGAAAGAATATTGGAAGTAGTAGCTAAAAAGTTTGGTTTGATATTTCCCTTACCAGAGGAAGTAAAAATAGTCGATTCAAGAATGTTATCGACTGAAGAAAAGCAATTAATGAAGAATAGATATACTAAATATAAAACTTTTGACTATAAAATAAATTCTTGGTGTTCAGAAAAAGCTAAAAAGAATTTTTTAGAACGTTATTATGAAATAAAAGAGAAGAGAAAATGAAATATTGCAGACATAAAAATAAGAGATATGTAGTATCAGGTACGTGGTGGTGTCCCGATTGTGGCTCTCTTGGCATAGGTGAATTTAATTGCAAAAGAATTGAATGGGTATATCCAAAGATTTATAAAGAATGGCAAAAATCAAAGGAAAAAAATGAAAAGAGATAAGTTAATATTTGTAATATTTGCTGTATTGGCAATAATTATAATGATAATTATACTTGCCATTAAGGAATCAAGAGGGCAAGAACAAAATACATTAAACAGCGGTTTTTATACTAAAAATTATGAGGATTAATTTATGACCAGAGAAGAAGTTTTGGAGAAGTATAAAAAAGATAAAAATCTTTCAGAAGCAATTCTTTATAAAGTAAATCTTCACAAGGTAAATCTTTACAAGGCAAATCTTGAGGGAGCATATCTTCACAAGGCAAATCTTGAAAGAATAAATCTTGTAGAGGCAAATCTTAAAGAGGCAAATCTTAAAGAGTCGAATCTTAAAGAGGCAAATCTTCAAGAGGCAAATCTTGAAAGAATAAATCTTGTAGAGGCAAATCTTTATGGAGCAAATCTTTATGGAGTAAATCTTTATGGGGCAAATCTTCACAAGGCAAATCTTGAAGGAGCAATTCTTTACAAGGCAAATCTTTATGGAGCAAATCTTGAAAAAGCAAAAAACATACCATCAATATTTAGAACCTCATTAAATATTCTTAAATATCAACCAGGAAAACTACGAGCTTATAAATATTTAGATAATACTTTTGAATCCCCTTATCGAAAATTCAAATATGAAATAGGAAAAGCGTATGAAACATATGGCTATAATGATGACGAAAGATACTCGTGTGGGAGTGGGTATAATGTTGCTACACTTGATTGGTGTTTGAGAGATACAGAAAAAGATTTATCGAAAATTTATATTGAAGTTGAGTTTACAGCAAAAGATATAGTTGCTATTCCTTATAATTCAAGTGGTAAATTTAGAGTCAAGAAAATGAAAATATTGAGAAAATTGTCAATAGATGAACTGGAAAACGCTTTGAAAGATTTATATATAGAGAGTTAATTGGAGAAAAATAGTGATAGTGATAAATTAAAATGATTAAAGGAGAAAATGAAAAGAGATAAGTTAATATTTGTTATATTTGCTATATTGTCAATAATTATAATGATAATTATGCTTGCCATTAAGGAATCGAAAGGGCAGGATACAACAACAATTATGTGTGGTAATATGAGATTAGAAGAAGGGCAGGATACCCTTTGGTATAATCCTAATGAGTTTGTGGCTTTTAGAGAATATGTATTTTTAGGTGATATATATAAATATAAAAATAAAATATATTTCCATGATTACGATTCAATTGAGACGTTTGTTGATAATGATACTCTTGTATGGGTAAAAGGAAAAACAGTAAAAATATATCCCCCGGAAGAATGGGAGAAATTAAATATTGGTTGTCATAATTACATTTACGGTAGCCGTGTGGGTAATGATTACCATTGGATAAAAATAGTGATAAATTAAAATGATTAAAGGAGAAATAATGAAAAAGCAATTTATTAAAATTAAACATCAGAAAACAGGCAATTGGTATATTACCAGAATAAAAGATTTTATGAATATTATTGATGAAATGTTGGATGAAGATGTAGAAAATGAAGTCTATGAAATCTGTGTTGTTCATTTAACTGAAGAAGAATATAATAATCTTTCTGAATTTGAAGGATTTTAAAAGATATGCTTGATATATTTGTTAGAGAAACCGAATTATTTATATTTGTTATAATAAAAGGAATAATTAATTATGACAAAATATAATATAGAACAACGTGAATTTATTTATATGATAAAAGGCTGGGATACGTTTGAAAAAATAGTTTTAGAAAAAGTGAGATTATGGATAAAACATTCTGAAAAAATTGAATTAGATGAAAGTTGTCTGATTGAAACTTTTAAAGAAATTATAAAAGATTCTGACATAAACTTGATAACACATAATCAAACTCATTTTTTGAGTCAAATAGCAGGAATACTTTTGGATAATTATTGTAGAAAGAAAAATAAAAATGATTTGATAGACAAAAATGGTTTATTTTTTGTATATCAGAATAAATGAAAAGAATAATTAACAAAAGGAGAAATACCATGAAATTAAGAATATTAGCGGAAAAAGTGGCAAGGTTGCCAGATTTTGAATTTAAATGGGGAGGACCCGAACAGTTTTGGGTAGGAGAGGAATATGGTGAGCAAGAAGGAAAATTTGAAAGTGAAACAAAAGATTTAGTTTCAATGCGAAATTATGTTAGAAGTCTAAAGGAAAGAATGGCTGAATATGCTGTAGTGCTTTCTAAATTGATAAAAGCCTATAAAGAATTGAGAGATATTATACTCGAGGCGGATATAGAGAGTGATTTCTCTTCTGAAAAGAAGTAGAAAAAATGAAGTCTATGAAATCTGTGTTGTTCATTTAACTGATGAAGAATATAATAATCTTCCTGAATTTGAAGGGTTTTAAAAAATGGAATTTCATATTGAAAAAGATAAAGAAGAACCTGGATATTATTATTTGCATTTTACTGAATTAATAAACCACGATGATTTTTGGCTCACATTAGAAAGAAATGATTTATTAAAATTGATAAAAGAATTAATCAGAAATAATAAATTAAAATGATTAAAGGGAAATAAAAAAGTTTAATTGAGGGGGTATTTAATTATGAAAACCAATACATTTAAAGTGAAAAAAACAATGTATTCATTGATTCGTTGCAATCAATGTAATAATGTGTTGCTTGAAGAAAAAGCAAGTTACATAACAGATAAACCTGTCTGGCAGTTTAGACACGACGATAAAATATATATTTCTTGTTTTTTCTGTTCTTCAGAATGCCTGCTTGAGTTTATAAACGAAAAACATGGAAATAAAATAAGTAAATGGAAACTGATATGTTTTCCATCAGAGCCAAAAACATTAATTGATATGCCAAATGGAGAAAGGGTTTCTTTGAAAAAGTTAATCGAGATATATGAGAACCAAAAAGAACAGGAATCAATTTAGTTTTAGAAAGGACTTAATTATGAAAAAATCAATAATGATTTTGATAGTCTTGTTAATATTAACACCAAATTTGTCTATTTCACAGGAAATAGACAATGAAATGAAAAACCTTATGAAATATCAAATGGAGAAAAAGAATCAAGGAGTAGCAGCTCTATTGTCTTTATTAATTGTAGGAAGCGGTCAGTTTTATAACGGTGAAGTCGGGAAAGGTACATTATTTTTACTTACAGGCATAATATCAGCAGGTATGATGGCTACTTATGAAGAACCAGAAGACAAAGTAATATATAGCTACGACGATGGATGGCCGCCCTATCTCAAAAGAATAAGAACAGAACCTAATAACACAATAGCCACAATTGGAGCAATTGTTCTTCTGACTGACATAGTTTATAGTTCAACAGACGCTTATAGTTCAGCTAAAAAAATAAATGAAAATCTTAAGAAGAAATACAATGTTGATTTGTCATTCGGCAAAAATAAGACATTAGTTAATTTTACATATCGTTTTTAACATTTTGACTCCACATTAGGAAATGTAACGACACCTGATAAAAAGAAGATTAGAATGGATAAAAGAACTACAGTAAAAAAACACAATCTAAAATAACACGTTTTAAAACAGTCAAAAAGAATTTTTTACTTTCAGTTTTAGGAGGAAATGAAAATGAAAAGAACTAAAGAATTGCAAAATGCTGTTGATAGTTTTGCCAAAAAGTCATTTGGCAGAGGTCTTTCAAAAAGTCAAAAAGAAAAAGTATGTGTTTTTTGTAATTCGGATAAGTGTAGAATAGAAGATTTTAGAGATGGATTGAGCTGGAAAGAATATAATATTTCTGGAATGTGTCAGAAATGCCAAGATAAGTTTTTTGGTGTAGACGAGTAAACATTAAGTTAAATTTTCAAAAAAAAATCAAGATTGAAATAGTGAGATTTTAAAAGTCGGAAAAGAATTTTTTACTTTCAGTTTTAAAGAGAAAGAAACAATGGAGAAGGAATATAATAGAACACAGTTGAAAAAACAAATCAGGCGGATGTTTGCTTCTTTGATAATAGAAAAGAGAAAGTACAGGAGTAATATGCCAGTGAAAAAGAGGCAGCCGGGGGTAATAGGAAGAAAAGGAATATGGTACAAAGTAAAAGAGAAAATTAAAAGAAATTTAAAGGAAACGGGAAATTTTAAGTATTCTTGTGAGGCAGTAGGATTATATGAGGATGAGGTGAGAGAGGCGATGGAAAACAACGATAATCTAGCCCGGGAACTGAACAAAGCAAGAGCTGAAGGAGTGCTTAACATATTGAAAGCATTGAGGATACACGGAAAGAAATTTTGGATGGCATATTCTTGGATTTTGGAAAGAAATCTACCAGAGGAGTTTGGACAGAGACCTAAAAGTGTTAAAGCAGTTAAGCAAGCCCCTGTATCTATTAACTTGAAAATAGGAGGTTTACAGAAAATATCAGGAAAGTCAATGAAGGAAATTAGAGATGGGAATATAGAAGAAGCTGAATATACAGAAGTGAAGAAAAAGTAATTAAATCTTGTGTGTAATTATGTCATACCATACAATATATTGTGTTATGTTATTATCGTAAAAGCTAACCTGTTGTTTTTATTCATTTATATATGTCGCATAATAAGTATTATGTAAACTTGTAATAAGTATTTATTATTATTAGTAGTTATAAAGATGGATAGTTGATAAGTTATTGTTTTTATTGAAAGGGAAATATTATGAAATATATTGTTATGCTTTGTAATAAATGTGATAAGATTGTTCATTGTAACCTGATATATCGTCATGAACACTATAGTAAATGACATGTAGTAGAATATATATATATTATATATATATTCTAAAATTTTATTTTACGGGTAACAATTTCTATTTTTAAATACGAGGGTAGAAACCAAGTTGTTACGTGTTCTGATGTTGATTGTCCACTGTACCCTTACCGATTAGGTAAATATCCAGTCTGAAACATAACATAAAAACACCTCTATATGCTTCATAGACGTCTTCTAACAAACTTTTATTAAAAAGTAATGATAATATATAACTAAAATGAGAAAGTAGCTTACAAGCAATCTTTTTTGTTATTGTTTTAAAATACCACTTGTAAGGTGTTTTTATTTTTTAGGCATATAATACCATACCTTTTTTATTATCTTTCAATACAGACGTTCCCAGCATACCTTTTTTATTATCTTTCAATACAGACGTTCCCAGACGTGTTTTAAACGATTCTAACAGTATATTACAACTCATGTTATTTTTAAATGATGTGTGTTTATATAAAAAATCGAGAAAAACGATTGAAGAGTGTGTTTATGAAATGCCACCCGTTCACGAATCAACAAAACATAAAAAGAGATTATTTTTTTAAACACGTTTTCACGTTAGATATGGAAACAGGTAATATACCACACACACATTAAACTAAATATTCCTCTGTTTTCTAACACTAATGTTTTAATTATAATTTTTTTTACTGATATTTTATTAATATTTTAACAGTAAAAATTTTTTAAACAATGACCTAGTATTTTATTTATCTATATATATAAATCATGATCATGTAAACGCGCGCACGCGCGAGGGATTATATTTGATTTTTTGGAAAAATTAAGTGAAAATAGGAGTGGTTTTTCTGTTTTTATGGTATAGAGAGTAGTTTTTGCTTTTGCTAATATTTTAATAATATATTAACACTTCTTTTTTATTTTAATATTGTTTTTACGCTAAGGAAAGATATTATTTCAGAAATAACGATAATGGTTGTTTAACACTTTAAACACTAATGGGTTTTTCTCGCCTTTTTCTATAGCTAATTTTAATGCTTGTTTTGGATTATTTGAAGATGATACTATCTTCTTCTGATTGAATGATAACGCTACCCATTTGCTTTCGTAGTTTTTTAATGACTTTGAAAAATCTTTTTTCTTTGTCATGTAAAAAATCCAGGAAAAATTAAAGTTTTCTGATGTGAAAAACGACGTTAAATTTTTTACAAAAAAATATAAAAAAGAGGTTCTTCGTCTTTATGCAATTGATTTACTGTTTTAGCATTTTTTATTCTTTTATCAATTCATTAAATCGCTTTCCTAACTCTTTTATATATTCTTTTTGCTCAATATCAAAATTCTTTATCAATTCATTTTTTATATACTCTCTTCCAGATTCGTCAATTAAATACTCTAAATATTTAGTATTTTTGGCTTCAATTATACCACTAATCTGTAAACCTATTAAAATGCTTTCCAATTCTCTTGAAAAAGGATAAACATTGTTTTGAGGGAAATTCAAATCTTCTAATAATTCAGGATGTTCTGATTTTGATTCTTCTTTTAAGTTAAAAATAATTTTATGAATCTTATCCTTTGAACTAGTCATTTCTTTTAACTCTGAATAAGCCAAAATTCCCGCAATAACATCATCCGGAGAAAAATCATATTCTTTTTCCATTTTACTTTCTCCAAATAATTTAAAATTTTTTAGTTTTATAATTAGAAATTTCCTTTCTATTCCAATTTAATTTATTTAATTTTCCAAGCATTTCTTGAAAAGGTTTTATGTGTTCAATATATGCTTTTATTTCTTCTTTAGGTGTGTGGTTGTTCAGCATTTGTAATATTGTGTTTTTATATCTTATTGCTTCTTCTTTTTCTAAAAAGTTTTCAGCATAATCTTTGAACCAAAGCAGGGAAGCTTTTAATTCTTTATCGTTATATAATTCTTTTCGTTTTTTTCTTTTTTTCCAGTCAGTATAAATAATATAAATAAAACATGCACTTAATATTGTTAAGGCAACCAGGACAGGATAAAAGTCAATCATCTTTCCTTCCTATTATATTTTCTTAATTTGTTTATTAATTTTTTTATTATCCTTTCTCTTTTAATCATCTACAATTTTAACTATTTTATATCTTCGACCCTTTTTAAAATATTTTTTACCGTGTATATCAATATGACCTACCATACATCTATCATCATGGAAATATTTATATTCAACACTTACATCGTAGTTATTCTTTTTCATCCAATGGACTGTTTTTTCTATTGAATCTTTTAATTCTTTTTCGCATGTAAAAATACCAGATATTATTTCTCTTTTTTCAGGTTTTATTTTTTCTATTTTATATGTTTTTGTTATCCAGTTTCCCATTTTGTTTTCTCTACCTATTCGGCAATGGGAAATTATTTTATCTCTATTTGTCTCCATAAAATTGATTATTCCTTTCTCTTTTCGTTATCGACAATCATAAGCAAATAATTTATAGCATCAGCACAATATTCCAATGTCTTATCCCTTGTCTCTGCCTGTTCAAGTTCATCTAATTTGTTCAACAAGTTTCTGAACAGATATATATTTGACCTCGTTGACCAGTGGTCTTTGTAACTATTCAGTTTCATTTGTTTTTCGCAAAGGTCGATAACATTTTCAAATAAAGGAGCTGTTATATTTGATATTATGGAGATGGGAGCAGAATCAATGTGATTAGGGCTTTGGAAATTTTCTTTTTGGTTTTCAGTAGTATTTATTTCAATTGTTTTTTCTTCTTCCAGCCTCTTTTCATAGTCCTTTGGGAAATAAGGGTTTATCTTATTTTTATTTGTTATATTTTTAATGCTCATAATTGGATTCCTTTTGTAATTAATTATTTCATAATTTTTATAATCGTATCTTTTTCCAGTTTCATAGGGTTGAGATTAATATCACAGTTTTCTTCATCATTAATAACTTTAGTTCCTGCTTTTATCAATAAATCATTCAGAACAACGCCTTTTCATAACAATATACAAAATAAAATCCCAAAATGAGAAAATTAATTTAATTATTTTTTCTTGTTTCTTTAAAACAAAAGAATTATTTTCTTTTTTTGAAGAATTATATCTTTTTGGAGAGACAAAAATTTATGAAAATTTTAATTGGAAAGTCCTTGAGTTTCCTGTTGAAAGTTTTGTCTTGTCTTTGCGACAGATTGGCAAAAGAGAAAATAGTATTAAGCAAAAAGGGCAATAGAATATTATCTTTGAACGATAGATTGTATTTTGTATTGAACGTGAGCCAACCTGATAGTAATCAATCTGCTCGATGGAGCTTTAAGATACCAAAACATATCAGACAAAAGAATTTATCCATACCAAGCCTTGTTGAATCTTCTTATTCTTATTTCAAAACGATACAACCAAAAAGTGTGATGGAAAAGATGTTATTTGAAGATGTAGAAAGTTATGTGTTGGAAAGAAATAATAGAAATATATTCAGTTTTGATGTTGTTAAGGAGAAAATAGAAAAAAAAGATTATATAAAGGTTAGGCGTGATTTGAATTTAGAATTCAGAAAAATAGACTTATCAAAAATACCAGAAGATTGTATTATATATGAAGATGCATTCTTTCATTGTTTTTGTGGTATATGTGGAGCTGAATGGGGAGAAAATGTTTACAGAAACAGAAAGACAAACGATTTGATTTCCATTTATGATAACTGTTATAGATGTAACGGTGATTTAGTTGGAAAGATTTTAAATCATATGATTTAGGTGATTGAGTGGCAAAAGCAAGAAAAAAGAAAATTGAATCAATAGATGTATTGATGCCTGAATTGCATAAGCAACAAAGGATGGCGGTTTCAGCAGAAGAACTCTATATATTATTTGGAGGCGCCGTCGGCGGGGGGAAGCTACAGTCCCTTGATTCTATTGTATATACGCCTTATGGTACAAGAAAAATGGGGGATATAAAAGTAGGGGATAACATTCTTAATCCTAATGGTTCCCCACAAAAAGTTATTGCTGTTCATCCACAAGGAGTTAAAGATTTATATCGAATTACCTTTGCAGATGGAGCTTCAACTAAAGTTGGTCTTGAACACTTATGGCTTATTAAAAAGACAATGCCACATAAAACAAAGAGAAAAGATTGGAATTATTTGGTTGATACTGATTTTTGTCAAGGCGAAAGCAGGATTTGGACAACACAACAAATTATAGAATTTTTGCGAAATAAAGAAAAAGCAGATAAGAAAGCTTATATTAAAGGAGTTAATTTACTTATTCCTTTATGTAAACCATTAAGGTTTACAAAGTCATATTCAGTTAATCCAAGAACAGTTGAACCATATTTATTGGGTATTTTAATTGGTGATGGTAGTTTAACTAATAAGAGCAATTTTATCAGTTATACATCACTTGATATTGAAATAAGTAAAAGATTGAAAGAATATGGGTATAAGGTAAAATGTGGTAAAAATAAAAAATCTTGGTATATAGAAGATAAAAATAAAATTTTGAAAAATAAATTGGAAAAATTAGGTATATTTGGTTGCATAGCAAATAATAAGTTTATTCCTAAATATTATAAATGGGGGACTATTGAAGAAAGAATAGAATTGATTCAAGGACTTATGGATTCGGATGGTTATGTGGATGATAGGGGTCATATGTCATATATGACAGTTAGCAAAAAGTTAGCAAAAGATTTTCAATTTGTTATTCATTCTTTAGGGGGGAAAGCTACAATAACGGATAAAATACCTACTTATGTTTATAAGGATGTGAAATTTAATGGACAGAAGGCATATACGATTTATTTTAATACGAAAATAAATGACCAGCTTGTTTTTCTTTCAAGGAAAAGAGAAAGAATGAATAATGGTTTTAATGGTGGGGTTTCTGAATTGTCAAGAAGAATTATAGATGTTGAATACGTTGGAAAAGAAGAAGCACAATGTATTACTGTTGATAATCCAAATGGTTTATATATAACAGATGATTTTATAGTAACTCATAATAGCATTTGGCTTTGTTGGTATGCAGTCTTATTGAGTTTAATCTTTCCCGGAAACAGGGGTTATCTTTGCAGACATGAAAATACGACTTTCAAAAAAACGACTTTACTTACTTTATTGGAGGAGGTTCTCATTCGTAGGCTTTGGGATAAAACGGTGAAGCAACATAATAAGAGTGAACAGGTTATTAAATTTATAAATGGTTCGGCTATATATTACGGAGGATTGAAACCCACACAAACAGACAAACCAGTTGATAGGATTAAGTCAATGACGCTTGGGTGGTTTGGTATTGATGAAGCTTCAGAAACTACAAAGGAATATTTTGAACTATTGCTAACAAGATTGAGAATACTTTTACCGAATGGAACAAGACCCATTTATAAAGGGTTGTGTACAAGCAACCCAGAAATAGGTTGGGTACACGATACGTTTGTGGAGAACCCGGACCCAGATTATAGATTTATTCCTTCAAGGATAAAGGATAATCCTTATTTGCCAAAGGATTACGAGCAGAGATTGAGAAAGGGTTTACCCCCCGAACTTGTCAAAAAGTATGTTGAAGGATTGTGGGTTTTTTCACAGGCTGGTAATTTTGTATTTCCATATCATCTTGTAAAGCAGGCGGCTGAAAGAGAAACAGAACCAGATAACAGTGATATACAAATCGGTGTTGACCCTGCAAGGTATGGCGGTGATAAAATTGTGGTAGCAGTTCGGAAAGGGAATAAAGTAAGAATAAGATTCAAGGACACGAAATTAGACACTATGGAAACGGTTGAAGAAACGGGTAAGATAGTTGAAGAAGAAATATCTGAATATAATGAAGCAAGAGAAAAAAAAGAAGATGAGAAAAAGGAAGATAGTTTTGAAAATGAGACGGGAGTTATCACTTTAGTTGATACGGTCGGAGTTGGTAGCGGTGTTTATGACAGATTAAAACAGTTAAAAATTGATGTTAGGGAATTCATTGCTGGGGAAAGACCTTTGAAAGAAGCGTTTGCTGATTCTTCTGTCAAGATAGATTTTCTGAATCGTAGAGCAGAAGCTTATTGGAATTTCAGACAGAAACTTGAAGAAGGGAAGGTAGATATACCAAACGATCCTGAACTTATTTCACAAATGTCTGGTATAAAATATAAAATATCACGTGAAAAGAAAATACAAATAGAATCAAAACAGGACATGAAAAGTCGAGGACAAAGGTCGCCAGATGAAACGGATGCTATTGTAATGGCTTTCGCTGACCCTGGTTTTGGTGATGACGTAGATATTTATTTAATATAAGAAAGGAATAGATATGTCGAAAACGGTAGAATTTTTTAAGAACATTTTACACAGGGATTATGTGAGTCCAGAAGAAGAGAAGGAATGGCTTGAAAAAGCTTCCAAGACTTGGCCGCTTTTACTGGAAGGATTATATACAGGACAAAAAGGTGTAGCTATACCTGATAATTATGAAAGTTTTTCACGTGTATATAAAGACATGCCTTGGGTATACGCTTCTATATTTGCTATAGCAACGGCAGGAGCGGATTTGCCTTACAAACTTATCAGTAAGGGGAAAGATGGAAAAGAAAAGGAAATAACCGACCCGACACATCCGGTTATAAAACTTTTAGAAAAACCTAATGATACAATGAGTAGGTTTGATTTATTTGAATCAACTTTGCTTTATACTGAATTAAACGGAAATGCTTACTGGGAGAAAGTACCAAATAAACTTGGAAACAGAACAGCAGAATTACA